AGATCGTGCTGCCGTCACTCAAGACCCTCAACGCCGAAAAGACCGTGTTCCTCAAGCAGGGCCACCGCAGCGCCGATCCGGTGCTGCTGATGGCCGACGATGGTCTTATCGGCATGGACATGCGGCCCGGTGCCCAGAACAAGGGCGGCGTCAATGCTGATGGCAGGCCGATGGTCCACACGCTGCCGACCGGCGATATCAAGATCACGATCGAGATGATGCAGGAGGAGCGCGGCATCATCGACGACGTGTTCCTCGTCTCGCTGTTCAAGGTGCTGTCCGAACATCCGAACATGACCGCCACCCAGGTGATCGAACTCGTCAACGAAAAGGGCATGCTGGTGGCGCCGACGCTGGGCCGCCAGCACACCGAATATGTCGGCGGCGGAATGGTGCCGCGCGAACTCGACCTGCTGTTTGAAATGCAGGCCGTCGATCAAGTCCCGCCGCGGCTGGTCGAAGCGGCTGGAGGCTATCGCCGAAACCTGATCGGCCTGCTTCAGGTGACCGACACCTCGCCGCTGTCACTGGCCGCAGCCGCCGGCAATGCGGCCGGCTTCCTGCGCACGCTCGAACAGGTCCGCGAGCTCGTCAACATTACCCAGGACATGAGCCTGCTTGACCCATTCGATTTCGACACCGCGACGCCGGAGATCGCTCGCATCAACAATGTGCCGGAGCGCTGGATGGCCGATGCCAATGCCATCGCCGCCAAGCGCCAGAACCGCGCGAAGCAGATGGCAGCGAAACAGCAGAGCGACGCGCTGCCGAACCAGGCCGCGATGATTAAGGCGAGGGCGGTGGCCGCGAAAGCTGGCGCACTGCAGGGCGTCCCGCAATGATGACGGAGGAAGAAAAAGAAATCGCCCACGCGACAAATGATGAATTGATGCGCGCCTATCAACTCACCTTCAATTCTGCGTCTGGCCAGCGGGTATTGCTAGACCTAATGGCATTCGGAAAATTCCGCCTACCGATTGAAGATCAAATTGATGAAGGAAAGCGACAAGTCCTTCTTCGAATTATGGATTTCTCTTTGTTGAATATGGAGCAGCTTTACGCGCTGTATCGCGCTCGAATGACCATCTCACCCAACCCGTAACAGGAGCGATAAGCCATGAGGCCCGCGCACGTTCTGAACTACCGCACCGGCACACCCCGATTTCACTTCGATGAGAATGCACCGCCGCCCGTGCCGCCCCCTGCGCCACCGCCCGCAAAGCCATGGCATGACGGCGTTGATGCCGAGATCCTCGGTCACTGGCAGAACAAGGGCTGGAAGGTCGAAGATCCCAAGGAGATCGCGCTGGCCGCAACAAAGCAGGCCCGCGAGGCCGAACGTCATTTCGGTGTCCCGGTCGATCGCCTGCTCAAACTGCCGGCGGCCGACGCCAAGCCCGAGGAGATCGCCGCCTTCCGCCAGCGGCTCGGCGCACCGGTAAAGCCCGAGGAATACGATTTTTCGAGCGTCAAGAACGCCGCCGGCGAAGCCATCCCGCAGCCGCTGGCCGATGCGCTGCGCGTCGCCGCGCACGCCAAGGGTCTGACCAAAGACGATGCCGCCACGGCGGCGCAGACCTTCGTCAAATATCTGGACGATACCGCCAGCGCGCAAAATACCGTGGCCGCCGGCAAACTCGCCGAGGAGCGGTTGACGCTGGAAAAGAACTGGGGCGGCAAGGATTCGGCGACCTATCAATTCAACCACCTCAAGGCGATCGAGGGCGCGCGCAAGCTCGGCATCACGCCGGAGGGCGTCAAGGCGATGGAGGGCCAGGTCGGCTACCACAGCGTGATGGAAGCCATGCGCAAGATTGGCGCCGGCACATCGGAGGCCACCTTCCATGAGGGCGGCGGATCGGGTGGCCCGACCACCCGGGAAGGCGCGGCCTCGCGGCTCGCCGAACTCGAAGGCGACAAGGCCTGGGGCAAGCGACTGTCCGCCGGCGACGCAGTAGCCGCCGCTGAATGGCGACAGCTCACGGCGCTTGCCACCGGCGAAGCCGCATAAGGAAACGGGATCATGACCACGACCGAAACGCCGATCGAGACCCCGAAGAAAACCAAGCAGAAGCCGGCAAAGAAGCGCGCGCGTGCCGCCGCAACGCCGCCGGCGCCGAAACAGGACACCGCCTATGCCGGCATCAGCCCGGCAAACTGCCCGACTGCCTGCAACGCCACGGCTTGCGTGATCTCCGGCCGCGGCATCTGCGCCCACCCCTACAAGGGTGGACTGCAGGCCAGTCTGCAAACCCCGGATGCCGTCCGCCGCCTCAACGAGGCCAAGCGGGTGATCGGCAAGCGCAAGCTCGACGTGGCCGCTGAGTGAAGCGGGTGCGTTGAACTTAAAATTCGGGCGGCGCAGGTTGCCGCCCGACAAGACCCCAAGCGTCCCGGTCCCCTGCAAAGGACAAGTCCGGTTCGGGCGAGTGACGGCCCCCGCAAGGACAAGGCTGAAAGTTTGATGGCCCCCGCGCGCATTCCGCATGGGCAAGGCCGCCGACGTTCAACCCCTTTTCAGGCGGGATAGCCATGTCCGAGAATCTGCCCAAACTATTCACGACCCAGTTTTCGAGCCTGCTCAAGATCAAGCTGCAGCAAGAGACTTCCATGCTGCGCGGCCGGGTCATGGAAGGCGCGCATATCGGCAAGCAGGCCTCGCCTGTCCAGTATGTCGGGCCGGTGCAGGCCAAGACCCCGCAGGGCCGCTTCGCTCCGCTGGTTCCAGCCGCCGAGGATTTCACCCGGCGATGGGTGGTTCCGGTCGACAAGGATGTCGGTCCTTCCATGATCGACAACTTCGACAAGCTGAAAACCGCGATCGATCCTACTTCCGAATATTCCGCAGTTCATGCCGCTGCCGTCGCCCGCGAATGGGACGATCGCCTGATCAGCGCTGCGTTCGGCGCGGCACAGATCGGCACCGATGCCGGCTCATTTACGACGGAGAACTTCAACACCGGCTCGACCGTCACCGGCGCGGGTTTCCAGATCCCGGCGACCTTCGGTTCGGCGGCGGCCTCCGGTCTTACCGTTGCCAAGATGATCGAGGCCCGGCGCGCATTCCGCAAGTTGCAGGTGCCGCAGAACGAGCCAAAGACCTGGATCACGAACAGCCAGGGCGAAGCCGATCTGCTCAATCAGGTGCAGGTGGTATCGACCGAATTCAACGACCGCCCGACCCTGACCGACGGTCAGGTGACCCGCTTCCTCGGCTTCGATATCGTCTATTCCGAGCGTCTCGTCAGCGACGGCACCACGCGCCAGAATATCCCGCTGGTGAAATCCGGCCTCTACCTCGGCATCTGGAAGGACAACGAGACCAACATCGATCGCGCGGTGTGGCTCTCCAGCCAGCCCTATCAAATCTACACCATGATGTCGTCCGGCGCGTCCCGGCTTGAGCCCGGCCGACTGCTGCAATGCATGTGCGCCGATGCCTCGGCCGCCGCCGACGTGACGCCATAGGAGGTCGCCATGGCAGATCATTACGTCGCGCTCAATGATGGGATAGAAGGGTTCAAATACTCCGATTTCATCACGGGCACGGCAAACACCGTCGGCGTCAATCAGGTCGAACTGCGCGTGGCGGACGGCACCAACCTGACCAAGAAGGACATCGTCAACATTCTCGATGCCTTCGAACGATTTTTCCAAAACGCCCAGCAGGTCAGCGCCGCTGGCTTCCAAGTTTCTGGTTAAGGAGAACCGCAAATGGCCGGCCATCAGCTAAAATCCCCGTCGATCACCAACCTCGACGCATCTCCCGTCGTCATGAACGGGGTAGGCGCGGGCGCTCCGGGCTTCCTCCGGATCATCAACGATTCGGTATCCCCGGTCTCCGGCGACGACACCACCTCGACCTATCGCCTCTGCCGCCTCCCGACCAATGCCAAGGTCAAGGAACTGATCATTTCCAGCGGGATCCAGACGGCGGGCTCCGGCGACATCGACATCGCGTTCTCGGACAGCCCCACGGACAGCAACGCGCCGTCGCCCGGTGGCGTTGTGCAGCTTGCCGGCCCGGTCGACAACAAGTTGTTCGGTTCGGCGCAGTCGCTGGTGCTCGCCAATGCCCGCACCGACTTCACGTTCAAGGGGACGTTCACCCAGGCCCATCAGAACCTGCCGCTCTGGCAGGTGTTGGTGAACCTCGGCGCGACGCAGTTCACGGCTGATCCCGGCGGTAATTTTGACATCCTCATCAAGATCACCACCGCGATCACCACCGGCGGCGTGCTGTCGGCCGAAGTCTCCTACGTCGAGTAATCGACATGGCGCAGAACAACTGGATCAACGTCACCGTCGACCCGGCCGCTTCGAAGAAGGCCGACAATGTCGACCATCGTCATACCGTGGCCGGTGGCACGGCGGCGGCGTTCGATGCGACGTTCTCCTATGACAGCGCCAAGATCACCTCGGTATCGATGGTCAACTCCGTGATGGCGGCGATCCGTCAGTCGCTGATGGGCCAGTTGCCGAAGTAAGGAACAGCCGTGGCCACAGCAACGGAAAACGTAGCATTCTCCAATATCGGAGCCACCACTGCGGCGTTCGCGCTTCGTGGTGGCAAGTATGCGATCTCGGCTGCAGCGACCGGTGCCGGGACCATGGGCCTGCAGATGCTGGGACCGGACGGCGCGACCTTCATCGCCGTGCATACCGCCTTCGCGGCCGTCACCGGCTTCGTGACTGTCGATCTGCCGCCCGGGCAATACAAGTTTGTCATCGCGACCTTCACCGCCGTTTACGCCTCGATCTGCCGCATCCCGACCTGACGGGTGCGTTGCTGGGGTAGCCGCCCGCCCGCATCGTCCGCGGCATGGCCGAATTCCAAACTGCAGTAGACATTGGAAACCGCGCGGCGCAGCACTGCGGCGCCGAGATGATGGATGCCGTGCTCGGGTTTGCCGAGGTCTCCAAGACCGCCCGGCAAATCGGCTTCGTCTACGGCAAGCTGCGCCGGGCCGAACTCGAGCGCAATGTCTGGACCTTTGCCACTCGCCGCACCGCGCTGCGGGCGATCGACACCAACACCATGCTGCTGACCCCGTCGCTGTGGGGCTCGGCGGTCACTTATTTCGCCGGCTCGATCATCAATGACGGCAACGGCACCAACTGGATTTCGCGGATCCAGAACAACCTCAACAACCAGCCGAACAACTCCACGACCTGGGAGCCGTATTTTGGGCCGCTGACGGTCTCGCTGTTCAATCCGGCCGTCACCTATTTTGCCGGCGAACTGGTCTATACCGCGGCCGGCGACGGCACCTATCGGGTCTACGCCTCCTTGCAGAATGGCAATTCCGACGTCCCGGCGACCGCGACGCCGTGGCTGGCGACGACCACGTATTTCACCTCTCAGGTCGTGACCTATTCGTTGGTCTCGTACATGAGCCTGATCGACCTCAATACCAACCAGCAGCCGAGTCTCGCGCCGGCGGCGTGGTCGGCGGTCAC